GGGGACTTTCCAGGATTTACTAGTTAAATAATTAATAATGATATTTATATAAAATGAACAACGTAACAGTATTATTTCCAGGAGGCTTCAAGCCGATAACAGGAGCACATATGGCTCTTGCTCAAAGATACGCTCAAAACCCTAGTGTTGACAAAGTTATCATGCTAATAGGTCCAAAAGAGCGAGACGGTATAACAAGAGATACTAGTATAAAAATGTTTAATTTGTTAAACAGAAACAATAACATTGAAATACAGCCAACGGATTTTAATTCTCCTATAATGGCTGCATATGAATATCTATTTGCATTACCAGAAGACGCTCAAGGTCAATTTGCATTAGCTGCATCAGAAAAAGATGAAGATTATGTTCGAGTAAAAACATTTCTACCAAATGTAGATAAATATAAATTAACTGGCGATAGAAAAGGAAGAAAAATACCTGCAGGTGTTGATGCAGTTGAATTAACAGTTTCTGTTGATCCATTAAAATATAAAGATGGCGAAGATAAAGATAAAGCAATATCTGCTTCCGCAGTAAGAGTTGCAATTGTCAATAACAATTATGAAACGTTTGCAGCAAGTTACCCTAACTATGATGAATCTATTATTAAAAATCTTTGGCAAATGCTTAGTAGTCCATCATCACTTACTAAAGAATGGTTTCTACAAGAATTTGAAAATGATGCAACTGAAATAGCAGAACAAATGGGAGTTGGATATATGACTCCAAAAGGAGCCGTAGCACACGGCAAGAAAATTAAAAAACTTAGAAAATTTCTTGACAAGAAAAATGATCGTGGATTTACATATGATTTTGATAATTATCCAAAAACAGTATTTGGAACAAAATATTTAAATGAAGGTGGATTGGCTGGACATATGTCACATCCATTTGATAAAAATAGATCACAATCATTAACATTTGGAGATTTCAAAGAAATGATTGCACGTGGATTACAAGGAAGATTGGATATAGAAAATGCTGTTACTGAAAAAACAGACGGACAAAATATATTCGTTACATATAAAGACGGAGCAGTTAAATTTGCTAGAAATAAAACAGAAAGAGTAAATCCATTATCAGTTGAAGGATTACAATCAAAGTTTGCTGGAAGAGGTCCTATATCAGATGCATTTGGAGAAGCTGGAAATGATTTAGAAGCTGCATTTTCAAAAGTAGGAAAAAGCAAATTAGAAAGTATTTTTCAAAATGGAAAAGTATTTGCTAACATGGAAATTATTTATCCAGAAACAAAAAATGTTATAGCATATGAAATAGCAGTATTACAATTTCATAATCTTGTTGAGTATGACGAAAATGGAAATGTTGTTCAAACAGATATGACAGGTGGAGCTGTAATACAAAAGGCTATACAAGACGCAAATGCTCATATGCAAAAAACATTTAATTTAATACCTCCTCAAAAAATTAAAGTAGGAAGAGTTGAAAATTTTCAAGACTATGAAGATGCGTTATTTAAAGAATTAGATCAATTACGTGATAAATATCAATTAGAAGATACTAGTTATTTGTCAGATTATCATAAAGCTTGGTGGAGAGATGTTATAAAAGAAAAAGCTAATGAGGTGAATTATGATATATCTGATAATTTAATTGAACAATTAACTAATAGATGGTCATTTAATGATAAATCAAATTCAATTGTAAAAATTAAAAAACAAATTGATAATCAAGAATTTTTAGATTGGGTATCATTATTTGACAAAAAAGATTTCAAACAATATCAAAAAGATAATTTACAGCCATTTGAGTCAATATTTTTAAAATTAGGAGCTGAAATAATGAAAAATGCATCTAATTTCTTAGCAGCAAATCCAGCTCGAGCAGTACAATCAATACGAAAAGAAATAGCTCAAATAATTCGTACATTAAGATCTACCAATGATATTACAAAAATGGATCTTTTAAAGAAACAATTAGAACGAATAAAAAGATTAGGAGGATTTGAAAAAATAGTCCCCGTTGAAGGAATTGTTTTCACATATGGAGGAAACACATATAAGTTAACAGGAGCGTTTGCTCCCATAAATCAAATATTAGGAACATTAAAGTATTCTAGATAATATTTATATAAAATAATATAACAGGAAGTTAAAATGGCTAAATATAAACACCCAAAAAATGAAAAGCATAAAGCTAGAAAAGATTTAAAAGATTATACTATCGACAAAGAAGTTGAAGGTATGGTACCAAATGCATCTGGAGAGCCAATGCCTGAAGTTCCTAGAAAAGACGATAAAGAAGTTATTGACGATCTTGAAAACATGGTGCCTAAAGTAAAAGATTCTGACAGAATTTATGTTACTAAAGAATTGCAAGATGGAGATCCTAAAATGCCATCTAATGCATTAAAAACATTAGTTAAAAATCAAGAAGAAGATGCAAAAGAATTAATTGATACATTATCAAAAAAGGATGGTGGATATATGACACAAATAGAAAAACTAACTAAAGAGCAAAAAGAACAATTGGTAAAAGAAATTGTAAAAAGAAAAGTTGTTAAATTTTTATCAGAACAAGAAAATAAAGAAACTGACGATATAGAGCAACCAACAGAAGAACCTGTAGAAGAACCAGTTGCAGATACACCGGAGCCGGCTCCTGCTCCTGAAGCACCAGCTGAACCTGCAGATAGTCCTATGCCGGCCGAGCCAGAAGTTACACCAGAACCAGAAGTTGCTCCAGAACCAGACGTACCTGCAGAACCAGAAGGCGGAGCTGATTCTCAACCAGGAGACACAGGAGATCCTAGAGTTTCTAAATTTTTAGAAGCACTAGAACAAAAGCCTGGAACATTAGCACAAGTTACATTAATGATGAAAACTATTAATCAATTTTTAAATGAAAAAGATGTTAGAGGTAAAATACAATTTTTAGCTTTCATGAAAAGATTAGTAGATCGATCATTACAAAAAATGGATCCTAAAGATCTATAATATATTAATTTAATATTTTAAATTTTATGGCAAAAAAGTTACAAAACATCAAAGCCATCCAGAAAATGTTGGATGGTACTCATGCATTTCAAACTAAAAAAACTCACGGATTTACTGATGCTAAACAGAAAGCAGAAAAAAACAAGCGTCGAGAAATAGGAGAAATATGGGAAGAAGAAATAAATGGTACTATATATACAATAGAACAACAAAATGGATTCCGAGTAAAAAAACCAAAAAATTCAATCTCTGCAGAAGTACAACAATATCTTAATTCATATCCTAATTGTAAAAAAGATTGTTGCAAAACAACCTTTGGGCCAGTTGATGAAAAAATGCGTATTATACATGGTATGTGTTTAGATTGTGTTATTGATATGGAGCATGAATTAAAAAAACAAGGAAAATACGAAGAATATGAACGTCAAAAAATGACTGAAAATGCAATGTCTTGGTTGAAGCGAGCAGAACAAGATGTTGAAATGTTAAAAGAAGTATATACTCAAGCATCTAGTACAGTTATGAATGCAGATGGACAATTAGAACATTGGTCTGCTAAAATGACTCCGGAAGAATTTGAAGAAAAAATAGAAAATGAATTTGCAAATTTTAAAACCAAGTTTCTAGAAAACTTAAATAAAAAGGAAAAAAACAATGATTAAAAAAACATGGAAAATTATTGCTGGCGTTGTTGCTGGTATATTTGGATTAATATTTATTTTTGGAAAAAAATCAAATAATAAAAAAGCTGCACAAGCTAAAAAGAAAATTGACGACAACAATGTTAATGTTAATAAATTAGACGGAAAAATAGAAGAAGTTAAAAAACAAAAAACTGTTGCAAAGAAAAATGTAACAACAACAAAAAAACAAATAGCTTCTACTAAAGCAAAAAAAGCAGCTCCAAAAAAAGCAGCACCAAAAAAATCAGTTAAAAGTGCAAAAGCAAATATCAAAAAGAAAATTAGGAAATGAAAAAATATTTTATTATAATATTATTATGGCCATTGTTTCTTTTTGGACAAATGCCAGATACTTGTTTTACAGAAAATGAAATAATAGAAATTTCAGAAACATTGGATTCATTGTATTATTTAGATTCAATTAATACTAAAATTATTTCACAACAAGATGCATTGATATCTGAATTAGAAACAATTGGAAAATTAGATTCTATTGAATTATTATATACAAATAAGAAAATAGAATTATTAAATAATAATATAGAATTGTATATACAGCGAGAAAAATATTTAAAACCAAAATGGTATGATCATAAAGTTATATGGTTTAGTTCTGGAATATTAACCGCAGTATTAACAGGAAAAATGATTGTTGAAGTAGTTCAGTGAGTGAAAAAGGAAATATAAAAAAAATAATTCAAGAGCAGTATAAAAAATGTGCAGAAGATCCTGTATATTTTATGCGGCAATTTTGTTATATTCAACATCCTACTAAAGGTAAAATTAAATTTAACTTATTTCCGTTCCAAGAAGAATCGTTAACAACATTACAAAATAATAGATACAATGTTATTTTAAAATCAAGACAATTAGGTATATCAACATTATCAGCTGGATATGCTTTATGGTCAATGTTATTTAATGAAGATTTCAACGTATTAGTTATAGCAACTACCCAAGACGTTGCTAAAAACTTAGTAAGTAAAGTTCAGATAATGAATGAAAATTTACCGAGTTGGCTAAAAACAAACATAGTTACGAATAATAAATTATCATTGAAATTTGCAAATGGTTCACAAATAAAAGCAATATCA